TAGCTGTCGGCGCTTCGGGCGGCTGAGGCTGTGCCGGAATATCGGGAACATCGGGAACATTGACACCGCTTTCCGAAACTTCAACGACCGACTGCTCCGCTGTATGTTCTCCCTCGTGAAACTGATCCGTCATAAGCTGTCGGGTTTCATCGTCAATAACATCTACATATTTGTCCGCTATCTGAGCGTTCTCCTTGCGGAAATTGTCAATGTTATTGAGCTTTTCAGCCTGCCACGCTGACCATTCAAAAACTTCTTTTTCTTCTTCGGCTTTATGACGTGACAGATTACGTTTCAGCGAAGCAATGAGCCTTAGCTCTATCTCCTCGAATATCCTTGCAATATCTCTGAAACTAAGCAAGCTCATCACCTACCGCAGATGTCGCACCATCGGCAAGCCCCTTTTCCTGCATTATGCGCTTGACTTCACCGGCTTTCCATTCGTCTTCTTTTGATGATCCCCACAGCTCCTCGACCTGCGTTGCCACCGACATAATGCCGTAGGTACTTGCCTTGCCGACCGTTTCGACACGGCTGTCAAAGTCGGGTGCACCATATTCGCCAAAATCAACGCTTACCTCGTATTCTTCCGGGGCTTTTCCCTGCATATTGTCGTATGTCTTTAATACAGCCGACACAAGCTCAGGCAGAGCCTTTTCAAGCGCTGTCGTTATTGTGTTCCGGGTGTTGCCCGTAACGTCCTTCTTCTCTCGCTGAGCGTCTGCGGATTGCATTTTTCCGACATCTATACCGAGCGTGGCAGGCGATACAAGTCCTTGTAGACACATAAGCAGGCAGTTTGTATACGATGATACAAATGCGTCATACTTGATGTCGGGCTGGACTACCTCAATCTTCGGGGTAACGCCCTCCTGCAACGGCTGGCTTATCGTGATGTAATTGTTGCCGAACTGGTTGAGCTTTCCGACCGAGCCGTTCTCGGCATTGCGGGGTATCATATTATCGGGTATGTACTGCTTCACACGTCCCATTCTGATTGCGTCCCACCACTGCGAGATAACCTCGTCCAGAGCGTCAAAACAATCGGATTTACCGCCGTCGAATATACTCTTGCCCCTGCCCGGATATTTCTTAGAAGCGTAAAACTTCAGCGGTACAGCCATTATATAATCCCCGGCAAACTCTACCCTCGGTTCTATCCCGGCAAGGCAAGGAACACTGTCAAGGCTCACCTCGTGACCGCTGTGGTCGTACAATCGGCTTTCAATGTACCCTCTGCCGTAATGCTCCTCAAGCTGATATATCCTGTTGCCGTCTTCGTGGGCACTGCGGAAGATAACTTCTGACAGGACACCCCTCAGATAGCGATATTCAATCTTGTCGGCTCCCACAAATTCAACAATAGGCGTTAAGGACAGCGTATCATCGACCGAAATCTTGAAAGCGCCGTCACCCTCAACGAGCGTATCTACTATTGCCTTTCCGACAAGTGCGGTAAAGTCCGTGTTCTGCGATATATCCTCAAATGCCGCTCTGCCTTTTTCGCCCTCGACCGCTATATCGTCCATATCCGAATAAACGATATAGGCGAGCGTATCGGCTATAATGGCAGGCAAGCCGCTGTGTATCTTGCGGACTTTCTCGTTATCGGGAACGCTCCCCCAGAAAGAATTTGTGCCGCAGCCGAGCTGCTTGAAGAACTGCGACAGCTCATAAGCGTCACCTCTGTACCACAGCTTCGCCCGGAGAATGTCCGCCATAAGCCCCGTTCTTTCGTTCAGGACAAAGGTTTGCTCCGATGCGGGATTTATATTGAGCCAGTTCAGAAACATCTGTCTGACTTTCTCTCCTATGTCAAATTTCATCTGTTTTCACGCTCCCTATAAGTGATTTGAACGGCAGCCAGGCATACTGGCAGGAGTTTATGCAGTGATCGTTTGAATCGATCGGCTCTGCCTTATCCTCTTTCCAGCTGTATATGTTAAGCTCCGCTATGTAATTTTTGCAATGTTCCAGGATATAAAAATCACCTGCCGCCAGCCACGCTGACTGCAAGTGAATACGATCGATTATTTTTGTTTTTTTAAACGCAGGAATGAAGTTATACAGGCTTCCCGAAAGCCGCTTGAACTTCTGGCATTCAAGTATCGTTGCCTGATCTGCGCTGTCTATGTAGACATCTTTTGCAAAGCCCCATAGCCTACGGTTCTTTTCTAAAAACTCGGTAAAGATCTTCGGAATATCGGACGGCGTAAGCGGTATCTGACGGTCACGGTTGTTGTATACCGCCTCGTCAAGCGTTACGCATTTGCGGTCCGCAGTTATTCCGACAAAAGTAAATGCTATCGTGTCCGGTGAGGACTGCGAGTAGGCTGTATCTAAACCCGCCGAAAAACGCTCAAATTTAAAGCCTTGCGCCGTACCGAGTGAAATTATATTACGAGGTTGCAAATCGAAAACAAGCCCCGTTGCACGCCCTCTCAAGCCCAGTATCTTGTTCTTGTACAGCTTCGTCCCCTTCGGGGCGGCTAGCATCTTTCGCTGTATGTCCTCATCGGTCAGCGAAAGATTATCACGAAAAGTAAAGAACCAGTACCGCCAATCCGGCACAGGTTCTTCCGTAAGCTCTTTCATTATTTCATCCGGCACGTCACAGGCGTATTTTTTGTATGGACGTGAACGGTTGACAAACTCTTTATACACCGGCAAGCCCGGATCATCGGGGTTCAGGGTAGCCATAAGGTAATCATTTCGGGTAGACATCTCACGGACGAACTCTATATCGGCGGTATTTATCTCGTCGATATAGACGCACCCGAACTGAGCGCCGAGTGCCATCTGCCATTTATCCTTGTTGTCATATCCGAGAACATAGATTATCTTGCCCTCAAACTTGATATGCGGCAGTTTATAATCCTTATCGCCGTTGCCGAAATACTTTGCGTTTGCGTGAAGGTCAAGAATGCCGTTGTCCTGCTGAATAATCGTTTCTTCTGCCTTGCCGGTTGTCTTTGCGGCGATAACGTGGAGCTTCTTTCGGCTTGCGGACACCATACGCATGAACTTTACGCCTGCGCCGACGGTTGTCTTTCCGCTTGCGGTAGTACCTTCGAGAAAGTCCGCTGTCACATTATGCACGCTGTTGATGAAGTCGATATATTTTTGTGACAGAGGAAAACTACTCGTCAAGCCCCTCACCGCCTATCTGAGCGAATACATCGGATAGCTTGTCAGAAGGTCTGACTTCTGCCTGTATCTTTGCCACATACTCCCCCGTCATCTTATTCAGCGTGTCTATAGCTCTGATACGGTCTGACAGCTCGTTCTGCTTATCATTAGCTATATCGGATAACAAAGCCTGCCGTTCTCTTGCGGTCATTATGCGTGCAGTCTGGGCGTCTTCGGTGAGCTGTTTTATGTATTCCGTAATTGTAGTATTTTGTAGTAATTTTGAAGCATTAGTATTTGCATACTTTTTGCTGTATCCTGCCTGTATTGCACTCTGAGCGGCGTTACCGCACTGAGCGTAATATTCGGCAAATTTCTTCTGTCTTTCGGTCATTGGCGGTACACCGTCCTTTCTTTTTGGGTATAAGAATACCCGACACCGTTGTGCCGGGCTTCAGGAGGAAAACTTATTATTGTAGTTTTCCCATTCTAATTTTAGCACACTTGATTTCGGACATCAATAGGACAACGGCGGACATTGGCGGACATTAACGGACATCAGCGGACAATTCTTTGAAATATCTGTCTAATGCCTTGCGTAATGATTCTCCGCTCGTTTCATCACACATACCTGCAACCTCGTCCCATGTAAACGTCTTAGATCCACAGCCTATGCAATACAGCTTCAGCGCCTTGTGAAATCTTCTGACCGGTATTGCGTCTATAAAAGCACATATTTTCTCGTTTTCGGCTTCTATACGGCTTTTCTCATTAAGAAGCGATACAGTACCAAGCCCGTGTATATAACCTTCGTCTTTTTTTGTCACAAGCTGATATGCCGGCGGTCCCGCTGAACCCTGAGTACTTATCAGCACTTTTTTCTTGCCGAGTTGCCTGTCTATACATTCAAGCAGCTCACAATTTGCACGGTATTTTTCTAAATCTGATAATGTCATTCCGTTTCCTCCTCTTTCTGAACTGCCTCATCGCAAAAATCTTTTGCAGGACAGTCTTTGCACTCTTCTGCTATTGGATGTCTACAGTAAAATCCGCATTCTTTCACCAATGCGATTCTGTCTTTCGGATCTGACCAGTCCATTTCTGTTTTACCTTCGACGTAATACTTGTCCATTTGCGGTACTCGTCTTACTTCAATATCGCAGAAATTTGCACCTTCACAGCAATCGGTAATTAATGCGGCTGATTTTGCTTTGTCTCGTGTTTCAGCAAAGACGACTGTTGCCCTAAAATTAACAGTTTCTTTTGCAAACCAAGCTTTCATCATGCTATCTTCTCCAATTACCTCCGCTATCATATTATCCATAAGTTCCTCAAGCTCCTCTGGCGATATTCTGTAAGTTACAATGCGATTGCCAAGTAATGTCGTTGTCGATTCACTTGCCGTCTGCTGAAAACGGCAGACAAACTCTCTGATTGTATCTGCGTTGCTTCTGTCAGGAATTTTACGCCCACAGAACAGGCAGGTTTCGGTTGCGGGTTTGCGTTTAGTCATTATTTATCTCCTTTGTCCGTCTTTTTTATCCATCTTTGCTCCGCAGTTAGGGCAGTACAGATGTGGATAATCATCAAGGTCATTGTCGGGGTGCGTGCAACAGCTACACACTCGGTCGTGAAAATACCCTACTTCCCAACTTCCGTGCCTTACTGGCTCGACATCAGCCGCAGGTATGCAATCTACAGCATAATAAATATCTGCCGCAATGTTCATAGGGCAAGTTTCATCTCCTGCTATATCGTTCATAATTTTTGACAATACTTCACGCTTAATATATTCTTTCATTTTCAACCTCCTCCATATTCACGACAGACAAGCTGTCCGCTTTTCTGTCTTTAAGCTCAAGCACATAATACCAGCCCCTTATCTTGCTGTAACGGGATATAACACCGCTTATTGTGTATTCGGCGGTTATTCCTCCGTGTGTATGCCTTACGGTCTGACCACTTATCATAGCCTGCTGAACTTCGTCTATCGTCATTTCAGCACCTCGACCTTGATATATATTCCGGGATTTGCCGCCCAGAACTTTTCGCATATCTCGCTTGCGACAAGCGCATCGTCAGTCCAGAAACCGCAAACAGTCATGCAGTCCTTCAGCATTTTCTGAAGATTGTCGGTATCTGGCTTCGTTATACGATACTCTCCGTCTTTGTGCTGTTCTTTCGGGAACAGCCACTTTGTCGTCAGCCTTACCCCCTTTTTATACGGTTTGTCGGGTTTATGCTGAGAAAGGTACGCTGTCAGTTTAGCCTTCGCCGATCTGACTTCGGGCGGATCATAGAATATCGGCTTGCCGTGAGAAACCGTTACTTTGTGTTCCTGTGCCGTTACCGTAGGCGGTATCATCGGCATAAAAAAGCTCAAGCTATTACCCATATATTAACATCTCCTTTTGGATTTTTAATCAGTGCTTTTGTCACAGTCAGGGGAAGAAGTCGTCGTGCGCAGCTGTCGCACGACTACTTCACCCTGTGACCGTCAGGGAAAGAAAAAACCTATATACGTAGTATATAGCATTTTCCCTGACAGTGAAAATCTCGATAATTCACCGACTTTTTCACTCTGTAGGGAAAGTGAAAATTCTCGACTTTTTCCCTGACAGTGAAAGAAATTTTCTCGACATTTTCCCTGTCAGGGAAAATGAAAATCACCGAGATTTTCCCTCGCAGTGAAAGTTTTCACTTCGACTTTTTCCCTACCTCGTTATCGTCAATCCAGAAACCGCCGTGCTCTTTTATACGGTTTCGGACCGTCTTTTCGGTCACGCCCATATACTCGGCCATACCGGATAAAGTAACCTTGCCGTCAATCATGCAAGCATCAAATGCCGTTTCGAGCGATTCTTTACGCTCGTCCTTACGTTCCTTTTCGGTCTTTTTCTTGCTGAAATTCTTTTGCCAGCCTACTGCTCTGCCGTCATCGGGCTGTATGTCTTTTAATACGTCGGTCTTGTCTATACGATGAACGGGATAATCAAACCAAACGTTCACCGGCGGGAACTTCGGGAACTCTCGGAGCGTGCCTTCTATACGCCACGCTGTACGGCTCTCTGTGCGTTTTTCACACTTGGTAATGAAATCACACACATGCTTATAATCTGCGTCCGGCACAGCGTTTCTGAGTGCTTCACGCATCTGCTTTGCACTGCATATATCATCCTGTGAAACATCGTCTTCGTGTCCGCATTTCTTCAGCCGGTCATAGCATATCTTGCAGGTCATCTTGTCTTTTTCGTGCTTTATTATGCTGTCGGTAAGCTCCAGCTCCGTAAGGTCAAGCAGTGCATCGGGATCTCTTGCGAATACACCCGAACCCGAGGCTCTGTCCATTGAACGCTTACCGCCCTGTGCACCTTTTGAATGGTGATGACAGTATATAACTGCACAGCCAAGCTCCGTGCATACCTTATCAAACTGATTGCAGAAATGCGCCATCTGATCGGCACTGTTCTCGTCACCGGTAATAACCTTATAAATCGGGTCTATGATAATGGCGATATAGTTCTTCTTGCTCGCACGGCGGATAAGTTTAGGTGCGAGCTTGTCCATCGGGACAGACTTACCTCTTAGGTTCCATATATCAATATTACTGAGATTTTGAGGTTCCCAGACAAGTGTTGTATATACATCTTTGAAACGGTGCAGACAGGAAGCCCTGTCAAGTTCAAGATTTACATACAACACCCTACCTTTGGTACAGTTCCAGCCAAGCCATTCTTTGCCTTCCGCTATTGCACAGCACATTTCTATAAGAGCATACGACTTACCCGCCTTTGATGGTCCTGCGATAAGCATTTTATGTCCCTGTCTGAGTATACCATCAATAAGTGGCGGTGCAAGTTCCGGAAGATTGCTCCACGCATCAGCCATGCTCTCGGTATCGGGCAGGTCGTCATTTACACTTTCTATCCATTCCCGCCACTCATCCCAACCGTTTTTACCGATGTCTGTATCAACTATGTACTGCCTGTTTTCACCACGCTGAACACCGGGAAGACGTGATAATCTTGACGGATTACGATTCTGCGTATCGGGTGACAGTCCGTTTTTCTGACATATCTGATACAGAAAATCTACACGTTTACGGTATTCATCGTAATTTGCGGCATCTACCTTTACAATAGCGTGCAGTGACTTCTTTCCGCTGTACACAAGCACAGCTACGGGCAGTTCAAGCTCACAGATTATGGCGTGCTGTTTTTCTATATCTACATTGTCGCTTTCGACAAGCGCATATCTGTATTCGGTTACGTTTTCACTCTTAACGCCTTTGCCGTCAAGAGGGTTGAAACGTATCCACGCCCCCGCCTGAGTGTTGTAATCACCGAGAACAGAGCCTATATCGCCGTCACACTGCGACAATGATTCGATAAGCTGACCTGCCGTGCGGTCATAATAGCCCTTGTTGGCAGGGATGAATTTACCGTCTTTTTCGTAGCTTTGCACAACATATCCGACATTTTCGCTCTGCTCGAATAATGCTTCAAGGTATCTGATTATTTCTCTGTGAGGCTGCCAGTCTGTCGGAGCGTTTATTTCTTTGCCCTCTATCCAGTTTTTGTTTACAACAACGTGTTCATCGTGATGTTCGTATGATATTTCATCGTCCCAGTCAAGCTCACGTTCTTCTCCCGTGCCGAACATCATTCCTCTGTCCTTAGCCATCTGAACTATGGTAGCGCCCGTGACAGGCGAGGAAGAGCCGTTGAAGCTCTCCCATTTCTTTTCACATTCGCCTTTATGGTATCTGTTGTCATTTGCCGACCAGTTATCCCATACGGTAACGGAATAGCCCTCTTCTTTGAGTGCCATACCGACATTCACCCACTCCTGATAGGAAAGGTCTGACGGGCTTATATATTTAAGTGCTTCGTTAAGATCAAAATCAAATTCCGACATCTGAATTATTCACCACCTTCGGTTCATAGCTTGCAGGATCTATTCCGTTCGGAACGTGCCAGTTGTTAGCCGCTATTCTGTCAATCAGATTTCTTGCACTTTCAAACTGCCATGTGCCGACGTGCTTAAAGCCCCGGCTTTCGAGAAAACGTATCTGCTTCGGTGTTGTAAGACCGAGAGTGCGCCGTTTGCCGAGCCTGTCCAGCAAAAGCTGAGCTTTACCGGCGTTGTCGATCTCATCGGGGAATATACCGAGCTTTTCAAGCGTTGTTTTCTGCTTGTCCGACGGCGGAGAACACTCCCAGCCGAATGCCGGAACATAGGAAGATAAGTCTTCCGCCTGAATGCTCATTTCATACTGGAGAGGATCTACAAGTTTTCTCTTGCGTTTTTTCATTTCCGCAAGCTGTTTTGCAAGCGCTTCCTCACGCTGAGCAACTACATCTTCTTTTGCCTTTTCTTCTGCCTGTTCAATATCAACCGGCATACCTGCGGCCGCAATATTTTCGGTCATCTTTTCGGCAACTTCAGGGCTTTCACATATCAGATGTGCAGGACGGCACAGCTCGTGCCTTTCTGTGTGCCACAAAAAGTCAAGAAGCAACAGGTCTTTCTTACCCTCACAAAGTCTTGTTCCTCTGCCGACCATCTGACAGTACAGCCCTCTTACCTTAGTAGGTCTGAGAACTATTACGCAATCTACGCTTGGACAGTCCCAGCCTTCCGTCAGAAGCATTGAATTACACAGCACATTATATTTACCGCTATCGAAATCAGCAAGAACAGTACCTCTGTCAATGCTGTTTCCGTTGACTTCTGCCGAGCGGAAGCCTTTTTCGTTAAGTATCTTGCAGAATTTCTGACTCGTTTTTATAAGCGGCAGAAATACTACCGTTTTACGTTCCTTGCAATATTTCAGCATTTCATCCGCTATCTGATACAGATAAGGGTCAAGAGCTGTGTCAATGTCACTCGCCTTATAATCTCCTGCCTGAGTACCGACACCTGTCAGATCGAGTTTCAGAGGAATGGTGAGTGCCTTTATCGGTGACAGATACCCTTCTTTGATAGCTCTCGGCAAAGTATATTCATACGCCAGGCTGTCGAATACCTGTCCGAGATTTTTCATATCTCCTCTGTCCGGTGTTGCCGTAACTCCGAGTACCTTTGCTTCATCAAAATATCCGAGTATCTTCTGATAGCTGTCCGAAATGGAATGATGCGCTTCATCAATTATGATCGTATTGAAATAGTCTTTTGAAAATTGTGCAAGTCGCTTTTCTCTCATAAGCGACTGTACAGAGCCTACCGTTATACGATACCATGAGCCTATACAGCTTTCTTCCGCCTTTTCTACAGCACAGCCAAGCCCGCAGGCATTCAGTATCTTGTCCGCCGCCTGTTCAAGCAGTTCGCCCCTGTGCGCAAGTATAAGTACCCTTTCTCCGTTGCGGACACGGTCTTCTGCGATTTTTGCAAAAACTATCGTTTTACCGCAACCCGTAGGCAGTACGAGCAGGGTTTTTGAATTGCCCTGCTCCCACTGTGAAAGTACCGCTGTTTTGGCTTCTTTCTGATACGGTCTTAATTCCATCAGAATTTACCCGGTGTAAATACACCCGCCTGAGAGCTTGCAGGTGCCTGAGAAACAGTCTGTGCCGGTGACGGCTCATAGAATTTTTTTATTCTGTTAGACTGCATTTCTTCGCCATTCTTGTTCTTCCAAGTATCTATGTACACCTTGCAACGACCTTTGGCACCGATGACGTTGTTCCAGTTCATGCGAAGCGGTTCGCCGTGTTTCTTCTGACCTATGCCGATAAAGAATGCCGAAAGCATACCCTCACACTTGCTGTGCAAAAACAGATTATGTTGAATTGTGGTTGAGCCTTCCGGAGCGTCTATATGAATAGATACTACAGCCTTGTTGCAAGGGGGAAGTTTTTCGCTTCCCTCATGCCTTGCACGCTCGAAGCCTGTTATCGTAAAGTCGTAGTCACCTGCGGGAAGAAGCGTAAAATCGCTTTCTTTCTCAATTACGTCGTCCCAGCCTAATTCTTTTTCAAATTCACTCATGTGTTATTTCTCCTTTCGTTTATCAGAACGGGTAAGCCTCGTTCTCATAGTCTGTCATAAGCATTTCCGTTATCATTGCTTTTACCTGCTCCCATGCCCCGATAAGCACGCCCTCGATAAATTCCTTGGGATAGTCCTTTATCGGCATATCGGCAGGGAAATATCCCTTGCTTGCTACTGCCGCTCTTATCTGCTCTTCCGTTATGCTGTTTGCTGTCATAAGGTCCGCAAGAGCTTTGGGTATGCCTGAGCTTTCCTGTGTTATTGCCGGAGCAGGAGCCGACGTTACATTATCATTCGTGGCGATTGTTGCGTTTTCTGCAGCTGCCACTTGAACAGGTGCAGTCTGAACGGTAGCGGCAGGCTGTGCGGCAACATTTCTTTCGATAATGTGCTTTATCTGCCCGTACTCCATCGGAATTTCTTCCGGCAAACCGTAACGATTCTTTGCGTCCCAGCAGGGATGATGTGACGTGTACATTATGCGTCTGCCGCCCTGTGCCTTATGCTTTTTGCCGTCCTTGTCAACCGCTACCGAAATAGTCTTGTAGTTTGCGAAAAGCACCATATCAGCCCATTCTTTAACAAGAGGAGATATAAGATTGGTTGTCTTCTTGCCGAGCTTCAGCTCCCAGCGGTCATAACTTCCGAGTTCATCGGGCTGTTCAAACTTTCTGAGGATAGCGTGAGCTGTAAGTACAACGTTAACTCCGGCTTCGATAACATCTTCAAGCAGATTAAGGAACCTGCCGAACTCTTCCTTTTCGTATACATAGCCGTTGCCGTAACCGAAATCCTCGATACCCTTTTTGTCGTACTTATCGCAGATAGACTTGATGCAAAGCTGTTCCGCCCAGTCTATCGTATCAATTATAAGCGTGGTACAAGGCTTATTGAGCTTGACATACTCAATCTGGCTCTTAAGCAGCTCCCACGATGTCGGTTTATCAAAACGGGCAACGTCCATTTCCTTTGTACTACCCTCGGTGTCGATGAATAACGGATTGGGAAACTGCGATGCAAACGTTGACTTGCCTATTCCCTCAGGGCCGTATATAACCACCTTCTTGGCGGTTTCGATTCTGCCTTTAGTGATGTTCATTGTTGTACTCATCAAAATGTACCTGCCTTCCATGTTGTAGTTTCTTTCTTTTCAACCGGCTTTGAATAGCCGTCCTCGATTATGATACTGCACTCGTCACCCGTGCTAACTCTTGTGGCGATTGCCTGTAAGCCCTCGCTTTCAAGCCATCTGCCAAAGTCGTTCAGCGTATCGGTATCCATCTGTTCCAGCTTGTCTATAAGCACAAATCCGCAATTAGGATTAAGCTTGCGGACAATTGCGGTCGCAACCTTGAGCTGTTCCGAACCGGACATATTATCCCATTTAAAACCGTTGTATGTAAGCTCGCCGTTATCTACCGACAAGCCCTCAAGCGGTAAGTCTGCACCGTCAAGAAGATCTGTTTTAGCTTTTCTGACAGACTGTATTTCTTCGGTAAGCTGTATATACTGAGTTTTATACGCTTCAGCGTCAAGTTCAGCTTTTTCACGGTCAAGATTTGCACGGACCTTTGCGTTTATCTGCTCAATGTCTGCTATACTCTGTTCAAGCTCTGCCGTGCTCTCGTCTGCAAGGTCTTCAGCGTCACGATGTGCGGTTTCTGCGTTTGCCGTTGCCGTTTCAAGTCTTGCCTGTGCTTCTTCGTATGCCTTCCGAGCCAACTCAAGTTCTCTGTCGTACTGCTCTCTGAGCTGTCTTTTACGCTGATTTTCGCCGTTTCTTGCAAGAATATCCTGCTGCTGTCTGATAAGCTCGGTTGCTGACACAAACTCTTTCGGAGCATCTGCGAATACCGTCATTTCCTTAGCGTATTTCTTCTTCTGATCCGCTATCTGACCGATAGTGTGACGCTGATTGTACAGCTTCTGTTCTTCGGTTTCAAGTTCGTACAGCTTATCGCCTACACCGATTATTCTGAGGAGAGTATCCGCCTTTTCCTTGCTCGACCGGTCGAGAAACTTAGGAAGATCAAGTGCAAACTGTTCTACGAATTCGTTGAGCAGCTGCTGACCGCCCTTGTTGCCGTCCGGATCAATAACCTTGAGCGTACTGTTATTGCCGCTCCTGACTACCTTTATACCGTTGCTGAGCGTAACTTCCATGTGGGGCGGAATCACAGAGCCTTCCCGCACAGCCTGTGACGGTTTCAGCCTGTCACCGCCAAGTGCCCATGCAATAGCGTCAAGCACTGATGTCTTCCCCTGGTTGTTCTTCCCGCCGATTATCATAAGACCGTTCTCGGCAGGCGTTAACTGTACCGCTTTTACTCGCTTGACATTTTCAATTTCAAGTGAGCTGATTTTTACTGACATTTGGTTTTCCTCCTTATAACTTAGCAATCAAATCCCCGCACGCATTCAGAGCGGCACGGAAAGCCTTTATATAACTGCTGCGTTCATTTTCTGACGCATTGCTTACAAGCTCTAACGCTTCATTGAATTCACGCTGTATATTTTTCAGATGAATCTTGAAGATTTCTTTACCGTTACCACTTGCTTCTTCGTGTGCAATCGATTGCACTTTTTTCTTTTCATCAGCAAGCTTTTTATCGTATTCCGCTCTTGCGGCAGCTTCGGCTTCTGCTCTTATTTTTGCAATATCCTCGACCGACGGTTCGGCAACTGCCACTTCGACAGGACGCTTTTCAAGTTCAGCTATCTGTAACTTCAGCTTTTCATTTTCTTCTGCGGTTCGCCGCATAGCATTTCCTGTATTGTCAAGCCGTGCTTGTAACGAATTGATTCTGCTGTCTTTATCCTTGTCACTGTCAGTTACTGATGTAAACTCAAAGCGTAATTGTTCGTTTTTATCGGTAAGCTCCTTTATCTTTTCCTTAAGCTCTCTCACTGACAGTTCTTCAGCTTTGCCGCTCTCTATAAGCTCACGTTCCTCTTTGCCGAGAGATTTAAGAGCTATTAGTTTGGTACTGCCGAGATACGCAAGTCTGGAAAGATCATCTATCTTGTACTGTTCAACAAGTGATATGAGATTATAAGCCTGTCTTTTTCCCGTCTTTGTGGCGTTTTCGCAGTATTCGGCAAAATCGGAATATCCGAGTTCTGCATAAAGCCGCCTATCTCTGATTTCCTTAAGGTCTATGGCAATCTGCGTTAAAGACTGAGCTACAACCTGTTCCTGAATCATCAGATCCTGATGCACCGCCTGAGCCTGCTGATACAGTGTAAGCTGTTTGGTCATGCTGTTTTCCTCCTTGATTTTGTTTTTGATTTTTTCGCCGCAATACTGTCAAGGTACTGCTGATACATCTTTTCGACATTGATTATTTCCTGTGGTTTTTCCTGTCCGCCGTTTGTAACCCAGTTGTTTTTATAACCTCTGCACTGGACTATTTTATAGTCGTTTGATACCTCCATCGTGTAGTACGGCTCGTCCGGTGCAGATTTTCGGCGGAGAAACATAATTGTCAGCTTGCCGGTTGCGTGCCTTTCGGCGTAGCCGCCGACACAGTGGCTTAGCTTCTGACCTTCGGCAACTATTTCGTCTGTGCTGACGGGCTGGCGGATAAAGTAATCACCAATCGAAAATTCAAGTATCTTTCGCTTGATCTTCAAAGTGTTCAGCTGTTCGGCCAGCTTAGCGTTTTTCTTTGCTTTTTCTTCAAGCTCTCGTGCCTGCCGCATAGCTTCTGCACGATCGTGAGCCGCTTTAAGATTTTTCGGAAAGCATATCTGTCTGTCGCTGAAATCGGCTTCGAAGCTCTGCATTATACGGACATAATCCGAATAATCGTTGATATTTACATTCTGCTTTAAAATGTACTTCGCAATTTCGTATTTGTCGGTCTTGAGTTTTCTCTTGAGGCTGTCGAGTATACCAAATGAATATCCTATATGTTTATTTGTTTCTATAAGACGGTCGAGGTTGGTAATCTTAGGAAATTCTTCTTTTATTCTAAGATAGTCTCTGTACCCGATTTGCCCTTTGCGGATTGCCCGCATAACATCTTTTGTTACGCCGAGCATTTTGTGCGGTTCGGTTTCGGCCCAGTCGATCATGTCTTCGTTGTACTTAACACTGCTATATAAGCCACACTTAATTAGTGCCTCAACATTTTTGTGTGCCTGCCAGAATTTCAGATATGATATGCTTCCGAAGTTCTCGCTTATTGCCGAATGAGCACAAGCTGTTCCTTTTAATGCAGGAAAATTAACGAAGCTGTAATCGCTATAATTCAGAAATACAGGCTCGCTAAATTTTGCTCGTAGCCCCCAGCCTGTCACTACCTTTGTGTAGTAACCGTTTTTACTCTCCCATGCGTATTTAAGACCATAACGGAACGCTTGATTTGCCGTGAACAAATACCGCTGAACCTCATTGATTGCGATATGCGGCATAATTTCACGAGCATTAAAAAGCAGCGTAACCGTATAGAAACGTATGTACAGATTATCGGTTTTTCCGTCTGACAAAAACACTCCGACATTTGATTTGCACTCAACAACCGAGCCGTGAAAATTGTGATAATTGTATATCGCAGTGACAGTTTCGCCGCAGTGCGAGCATACGGTAGTCTGTCTGTGTTTGATTGAGCTGTCATACTCACCGGGATACAGCTTTTCTTCGCATGCCGTGCAATATGCTGTGCCGTCATTATCTATAATAAGATACTTAATCGGCAACGTCTTTCTAAGCTCACGTTCAAGCTCTGCTTTAAGCGGCGGAAAATTGTCTGTATAGCTTTCGGCTTCTTTTCTTGTCATACCACACCTCAGAAGTCGAGCAGGCTGTCAAGATCAAGCTGTAGCTTGCCGCTGTCAGCTTCTGTGGATGTTTTGCTGCTGAATCCGCCGTCACCGAGATCAAGCGTCATAGTGCATTTTATATCCGCACCGGGAAAGTAAAACGCTACAGCACGCTTGTATACTTCGAGATCTTCGAGACTTGCGCCTACACCTTTGACCGTTGCCTTGAGGCAGTCGGCAAAAGACTTGCCTGACTGCTCTATGGCCTGTTTAAACTCTGCATTCTGCTCGCAGAATTTGCAGATAGTTTTCATCACAGCATTCTTTACTGCTGTTTCATACTTGCCGAGCTTTGCGTCTGTCAGCTCAGCTGTAAGTTTTTCTTTGATACTCATATTGACTTTTTCTCCTGCCAGTGTTATACTGGTCTTGTGTAAAATTTGCTTTGCTCCCTTCGGGGAGCTCTTTTTTTTTACTCTTCTTTGATGTTCTCAACATCATATCCGCACTCCGGGCAACACGGTAATGTTTCCCACGCAGGTGCACCGTGACACTCGCCACGATACTCAGTGTAGTGTCCAAGCTCTGATGCCGAGCCTGTCCAGTCACAACGTTCGCATTTATACATCGTCTTCGTCCTCCTCGTCAATCATCTCGACCTCATCGACAACACCGACAAGAGCATTGACAAGCGCCATTGCCTCGTTTATTGCATCAAACGTAGCTGTTACCTTATACTTCATTTCTTCTTTCCTCTCTTTCTTCGTATCTCCGCTACCTGCCGTGCTCTGCGGAAGTTTTGCTGTTGCTCAATTGTGGCTCTTGCCTGCCAGGCAACATACTCGCCGTAGCTCATGCCGTGATCGGTGGCTTCCTTGGCAATTCGCTCAAGATCTGTCATCGTGTCCGCCTCCTATCATATCCTTGCACCACTCCCGCATAAGCCATCCCAGCCCGTACCAGACCGCAACAGCAACTATTGCAACGGGTAACATCTCGCCGCCTACGGCTTTATAGCCCCTTTCTGCGTAAGCCAGTGCTGACATAGGTATGTACATCATCATGGCGGCAGAGGCTGTTATCCACAGCCGCAGGA